TGCTGGAGTTGGTTACGCAACAGGCGCTGGCGGCGCTCAAACCCAAAGCACAAGCAAATCCACTGGTGTAACGCTAAACAATATTTGTGGTCAAATCACAATGAACGCAGCATCTTTGGCTGCTACCACATCTGTAAGTTTTACTTTGACCAACTCCAGCATTGCGGCTACCGATGTGATGATTGTTAACATAGCCAGCGCAGCAACCACCAACACTTACGTTGTCACCGTGGATACCGTAGCCAGCGGGTCATGCCGCATTCATTTGCGAAACATCTCAGCAACGTCTCGCAGTGAGGCGCTGGTATTGAATTTTGCAGTCATCAAATCGGTTACTGCTTAAAGTATAAACATGGAACACGCAACGATCCTCTTGAATGTAATCGGCAATTGGGCGACAATGGTGTCTGACGGCACTAATTGGGTCATTATGCAAGCCGCATCAAATAACAACCTGCTTTTAGAATAGCGCAAAGGACAATATTATGGGTTTGATACAAGCATTAGGCGCGATTGGCGGCAACTTACTTCTTCCGGGTGTGGGCGGCGCACTCGGCGGTTTGCTTGGTGGCGCATTAGAAGGCGGTCAAGCCTCTAGTGCTGCACAACAAGCTACTGCGCAAACGCAGGCAGCTACCAATGAGGCCACAAAACTTCAGCGCGAGATGTGGCAAGCGCAGCAAGCGCAGCAGCAACCTTGGTTGCAGGCTGGTCAAACCGCACTAAACGCATTGACGCCATTGGCGACAAACTATACGCCGTTTGGAATGAATCAATTCCAGCAAGACCCTGGTTATCAATTCCGTTTGCAGCAAGGTCAACAAGCATTAGGTCATCAAATGGGCGCTCGTGGCGGCGCAGTATCGGGTACGTCACTTAAGGCGATGCAAGATTACGCGCAAAACTCAGCATCTCAAGAATACGGCAACGCATTCAATCGCTATCAAACTGAACGCCAAGCACGTCTGGGGCCATTGCAATCTTTAGCTGGCGTCGGTCAGTCTGCGGCCAATACTTTAGGTGCAGCGGGGCAGCAATACGGTCAAAATGTGGGCAACGCTTTGATCAATCAGGGCTACACCGGCGCAAACGCTGGGCTTGGCGCGTATCAAGCCAACCAGTCGGCGTATGGTAATCTAGGTAGCGCAATCGGCGGCGTCAGCAACGCCAACTGGACTAGCGCAGGTAATGCACTTAGCAATTGGCTAAAGCCGTCTGGCTCGGGTGGGTTTCAAGACGTTGGCGGTTTAGGCGCTGCGGCTGCACAATACTCGATGGGCTAAGGATTAAATATGCCAGAACTTAACTTCAATGCCTTGATTCCACGGCAAGACTTTTTTCAAGGCTATACTCAAGGCCAAGAACGTCAAAACACTTTGGCGCAGCAAGCGCAAGCGCGTCAGCTTGGCGATATTCAACTTCAAAATGCTTTGCGAGAGCAACAGGCTGCGGCTGCTGAATCTGAAGCATGGAAAGGCGGCGGCACGCCGCAAGACGTCTCGTCTCGACTTATGGCACAAGGCTTAGGTCGTCAAGCAATGGCTGTGCAAAAGCAATCTCAAGAACAAAAAACTGCGCAACTGACTCAAGCTAAAACGCAACACGAGCTAATCAAAGGCGCGGCTAATCAAGTTTTTGCAAATCCACAAGCAGCAGCGCAAATTCTTACGAATTTTTCACGTCAGACTGGCATTGATGTGGCTGACGATCTCGCGCAACTTCAACAGTTGGGTAATGATCCTGCAAAAGTCAAAGATTGGGCTGCTGGCATTGCCATCGAGGCTGACAAGTTAACGCCTAAATTTCACGCTATTACCATCCCCGGTAAAGGCGTGCAAACTGGCACGACAGACATTAGCGGCAAGTTTACGCCCGGTGAACTGTATAAAGAACAAATGTCCGAAGCTCAGCGTGCGGCCAATGCAATCGCACAACAGCGCGCCGGCTACGAAGGTCAGCGCGTAGGACTTGAAGGTCAGCGGATTGCTATTGCCCAACAAGAGTTAGACCGAAAAGTAGCGGGCGGTGAATTAAAACCAGTGCCTGTCCATGCGCAAAAAGCTATTACGGGCGCAGCAGCGTCTATCGGTAAATTATCTGATGCAATTGATCTGCTAAAAGGTTTGGAAGTGGCGGGGCAAAAAGGTAGCAAAACTGCTGTTGGGCTTAAAGCCTATACGCCTGATATTGCATTGAATCGCTTAGACCCTGAAGGCACGGTGACGCGGGCTGCAATTGCAGACATTGGTTCGATGATCATGCATGACCGAAGCGGCGCCGCCGTTACTGTGTCGGAAAGTCCTCGCCTAAAACCTTTTATCCCGCTTACTACAGACAATGCTGAAACCGCACTGAAAAAGTTGGAGCGTTTGCGGAAAATTCAATTGGACGACGCCGAAGCATTGACCGGCACGTACAATCCCGAACAAGGTTACAAATCATTTAAAACACCAACTAAAGGCGGGGCAACAAAAGCTGTTGCGCCTACGATTGCGCCTCCTTCTGGTTTTACTCCTGATTAAAGGCACGACATGGCTTTGCAAACCGCGACAAATCCTACGACTGGCGAACGTGTCGCTTTAATCGGCGATCAATGGCAACCAATTACACAATCGGCCACTAACAAACAAGGCGTTAAAGCATATCTTGTAGGCGATAAATGGTTGACTGATGATGGCGCTGCGTCAACTGTTGCCGAGCCTGCTGCCGCGCCAGAAGTATCTGCTATGGTTGCGCCGCTTGCTGGTCTTAGTAAAGGCGTCGGCAATGTCATGTTTGGCGGTCAAAAACTAGTCGGTAAAGGTTTGTCTGCGTTGGGCGCTACAGAAGTAGGTCAAGGTTTAGTTAACGACGCCATGCGTCGTCAAGCGCAAGAAGAACAAAACATTGCTGCGTACAAAGAACAGCATCCTATGCTTACCGGCACTGGTGAATTTGCTGGCGAAATGCTGGGTACTGCGCCGGTTGGCGGTCTATTAGGCAAAGCAGTTAGCGGCGTTGCGCCTGCGCTTGGCGGCGCTATTCAGACTTCTGGCATGGCGGGCGGTGGGTTGCCTACACGCATAGCGGGCGGGGCGATTACTGGCGGCGCTAGTGCTGCGTTGCTTAGCCCTGAAGATGCTACAACCGGCGCTGCCATTGGCGCTGCAATTCCCGCTGTTGGTAAGTTGGCGGCGCCTATCCGCAATATTTTGCGTGGGCCAGAACAAACAGCTCAAATGGCAAAAGCCGTTACTGCTGCGCGTGAAGCTGGATATGTAATTCCTCCATCGCAAGCACGGGGCGATTTTGTTAACCGTTTGCTTGAAGGTGCTGCGGGCAAAATCAGCACCGCACAAAACGCCAGTGCAGTAAACCAAAACATAACTAATGCTTTGGCGGCAAAAGCGATCGGTTTAGCTGACGACGTAACCCTTTCGCCTAAAGTGCTTGAAGATGTGCGTAAAACAGCCGGCGGCGCGTATGAAGCAGTTGCGGCATTGCCTGTCAAACCAGCGCAAGCCGCAGACACTTTGGCAAACATTCCCGCTGCGCCAGGTGTAGACCCTAAAAAAATGGTATTTGATTTGCGTAAAGCGCGTAACGATGCGACGGGTTGGTATAACTCTTACGCGCGCACTGCTGATCCAGATTCATTGGCTAAAGCACAAGCAGCCAAAAGTTTAGCGACAAAGATTCAGACCGGTTTAGAAGAATACGCCACCAGTATTGGTCGCGAAGACTTAGTGCCAGAAATGATTAAAGCGCGTGAATTGATTGCCAAAACTTGGTCAATTGAAAAAGCGCTAAATCCGGTAAGTGGAACTGTTGATGCTAAGAAATTTGCTAATGAACTAAGCAAAAACAAACCGCTGACAAATGAATTGCGGCAGATTGCTGAATTTAGCTCGACATTTCCTAAGGCTACACAAACGCCAGAACGAATGGGTAGTTTGCCTCAGTTTAATGCGACTGATCTGGCCTTTGGTGGTGCGGGGCTTGGCGCTGCTGCATACACACAAGACCCTCGGTATGCTGCGCTTACTTTAATGCGCCCTAGCGCTAGAATGTTAGCATTGTCGCCTGCTGTTCAAAATCGTTTAGTTCAACCGGCTGCAACGCCAATAATCAATCAAATGGCGCGTCAACAAATGTATCGCGCCGCACCAGTTTTAGGGGCACAGTAATAATGGAAATTCAACAACTAGTTAACATTGCCTTGGGCTTGGCCGCTTTCTTTGGCGGCTGGGTTTTAAACAACATCACCAAAGCGATTGAACGTCTGGATACGGATGTACGTGCGCTGCCGCACAATTATGTTTCCAAAGAAGACTATCACCGCGACATTGGTGAAATTAAAGAAATTTGTAAACAGATCTTTAACAAACTTGACAACAAGGCTGACAAGTAATGTTTACCCTTGGCCCACGGTCTAAGGCGCGGCTGCAAGGCGTAAATCCTGATCTGGTCAAAGTAGTTGAACGAGCCATCAAGTTGTCCGAAGTGGACTTCACCGTTATCGAAGGGCTGCGCACACTGGAGCGCCAACGCAAGCTGGTTGACGCTGGCGCAAGTCAAACCATGAAGTCGCGCCATCTGACCGGCCACGCCGTTGACCTGGCGGCTTGGGTTGACGATCAAGTTGATTGGTCTTGGCCGCTGTATGACAAGATCGCAGCCGCCATGAAGCAAGCCTCCGCGCAAGTCGGCGTCCCCATCGAATGGGGCGGCAACTGGGCTAGCTTTAAAGACGGACCCCATTGGCAATTACCCTGGAAGCAATACCCATAATGGACCCGTTAACCATTCTCGCCGCCCTTGGCCCTTTGGCCGTTGACTTAGGGAAATCCCTGATTGGGCGTTTCATCCAAACCGACAACTACAAGCCGGTCAACGTAGACGAGTACGTCAAAATGCGCCAGCTTGATCTGGACATGTTTAAAGCCATGAACGACGCTGGTGGCACCAACCCCTCATACCCGTGGGTTGAGGCTGCTGTACGGCTCATGCGCCCTGCTGTTGGGGTCATTGTGCTGGGCACTTGGGCTTACCTTGAATTAAACAACAGCACCAGCGAGTCGGTGTCCAACTTCGCCAGTGCCGTTGGCTTTTACCTGTTCGGGGATCGCACTCTGTTTTACTCGCGCAAAACTAAGTAGGCCAGCAGCGCCAGCCACATCAGGCCGACGATGCCGGTGAACAGCCACCACAAAAAATTACATAGTAGACGACGCATGGGTTTGGGGTAAATAACGCTCAGTCGGGTGTGGGGCGTCCGGGGGAATATCCACACACATATAAACTGCGCTAAACTGACCGCGTTTGGGCACTGACCATCGGTCGATGTAGATGCCCCACACGTTCTTAATCGCTTTCTGCACGGCTTTGTAATTCATCTCTAGCGCCACTGACAACTCTAAAACGGTCATGCCATCGTCCGAGGCTGTCAACGCGTTGCGGATGTCTTGATGTCTACTTTTCTTCATTAAGCGCCGCCCATTCTTCATCTGTAATCAATGGAATCGGGCTTGTGTAAACGCCCTCGTACAAGCCAAGCCGTTCGTTCTCATTGTGCAAGGTTTGCAAAACGTTTTGCCTGATGCGCTGCTCCATTTGAATACGCGCAAATTCATCGTCTTCATACGTGTTCATTTTTGCTCCGTTTCCATAATGCACTCAATGCAACTGCAAAAACTAGTTCCGCAATTGGGTGGGCGTTTCTGCGCTACATACACAGGCTTGCCTTCGTGATATGTTTTTACAGCGCGATAAGCTGTCTGTCCTAGTCTCTGCTGCTCCAGTGCTTTGTTCCAACCAAATGCAAACGCAGTCTGCTCGGCCTCTGTTTTGCACTCTGGTGGCGGCTCTGGCTGTGCCAAGGCTTCTTTGCACTTTTCAATGATGCTGTTGTATTCCATAACGTAAACATGGCGTCTGTGATCGGCAACAAGATATTGATTGGCTTCCAACGCCGTCAGCGCCATTTCTAATGCTTCTTTCATGTGTTCTTCTCCTTGGTATATTCAATGCCGCACTTAGCACAGCGCCACTGCGGTTTGAGTTTGGTGTCGTCCACCCACTCGTGAACACAAGGCGTTTGGCTTCTTGCTCGGATTTGACGCGCTAACTCTGAACCAGCATATTCCACGCTGTCGTCACACACCTTTGCACACGCCTCACGCTCGGTTGCGGCAATGTTGCGCTCGTACTCAGTCCAATGCTCTTGCGTCCATGTGCGATTGCGCTCATCAGCACGCACCAGCTTGGCAAAGGCTTCAAGGTGTTCATTGGTAAAATTCCAACCTACAAAATCCTCAGTTGCAGATAAATTGGCTTTAACCTCTCTAGCCATCTCCATGATTGTTTTCATATCTTCCCCGCAATATTACGCAACAAAGGCTGTGGATTGACTGGTGTGGTTGTGTACCGGCCAGTAAACCGAAGATCTTGTGCAAAGATACTCGGGCGATCTTCCTTTTTCCAATCAAATGGTGAAGTCTCAGACAACTTAGGCGTTTTCTTCTTGAACATTTCGCAGGTACTCCGTAAGACGATGGATTCTTTCTGCATAGCAGGCCACGCGGCAATCTGCTTCTTCGCGGTATGAATACGCTTCCAAGAGGCGGCGCTTGGCCTCTTCCAGCTCTCGTAGCGCCAGCATCTCGGCGCTGGGTGTGGAAAATATGTTTCTCATTTGGTTGCTTCTCTCAAAAGTTCTACGCGCTCACGAGCGACGCGCAGTGTGTTGTAACGCTGGTGCAAACGCTCCAGCACGGTGACGCGCTTGTGGGATGCGCGTTCTTGGTTTAATAAATCCAAAACTTCTTCTTCAGACTTGAGGCTCAAGTTACTGTTTAGTTTTCGCCATGTAATCATAAATTTGTGCCTCCAACTTTTGCACTTCGCCGTCTGTTCGCATGTAGCTACGGATCGCGGACTTCATTTGCCGTTCTTTGTGCTTGGCCTCAGACCTTGCGGCCTTCAGTTTTGCTTTCCACATATCAATTCGTTTCATTCTTGTTCCTTCAACCAAACTAAAAAACTGTCGATCGTTGCGTCGTTAAACGGCATCGCTTGAACCTTGGTGGCAATCTCACGAAACGCCTGGCGACGAGCGCCAACTTGTTGCTCGACCATCTGACGTTTGCGCCAGCCCATCGCCTTTTCAGATTCGCTGAGTTCAATTATATCAGTAAAAAACTTTTGTACAGCATTCATTTGAGTGCCTCCAATGCAATTTCAGATATAGCCTGTTTGGTGTGCAGCGCCGCCCAGATTTTCTCGTCCACAGTTTTCTCGGTCATAAGCACGTAGACCCATACATCTTTTGACTGCCCGCTGCGGTGCAGACGTCCGATGGTTTGCTCGTAAAGTTCGAGACTCCACGGCAGGGACAGAAAGACCATGTGACAGCCCCCATGCTGCAAGTTAAGCCCGTGACCGGCAGCTTTCGGGTGCACGGCCAGTAATTCAACAGTACCCCGGTTCCAGCGCTCGATGGCGTTGTCATCGTCAAGGGTGATGACTTTAAATCGTCGTTTGAGTTCAGCCAACTCTTCTTTGTACGTGTAAGCAATGATGGTATTGGCATGTTGGTTTTCCTCTAGAAGTTCTTCAAGTAAATCAAATTTGTGGCTGCTAAACCAGATCGGCGTCTGTGTTACAGTGAACTTACCGGGTGTTTCGGAGGCCTCTGTCTTGGTGTCGTAAACGAAGCCCGACGCCAATTGCTGCAATTTGCCAGTAACGACGCCCGCGTTTACGGCTGTAATTGTGTCCAGTACAAAGTCTTTCTTGAGCTTGTTGTACGGCGTCAAGTCCATCTTGCACTTCATTTCGATTTGATGGCAGGGCGGCAGTTTGTCCTTGTACTCGCCAGGCTCCAGCACATAGGTGGCCGGTTTGATCTTTTGCATCACCCGGTCTAACGCGCCCGGGCGCGGTGCCCACTCGCCAAACTCGGGATTCATCAGCACAAAGTACTGCTGCATGAACGCGCCCTTGGCGCGGCCCAGCAGGTCTTGATTGACGATCTTGCATTGGCCGAACACGTCTTCTAGCCCGTTGCTGGTGAACGAGCCGGTCAGGCCCCAGCGCACACGCATCGGCTCCATAATCTTAAGCAGCGCCTTGAATCGTGCGCCGCTAGGATTCTTGAGACGTGTCAACTCGTCAAACACAATGCCGTCAAAATTTAACGGGCCGTTTTCGACCAGCCATTGAATGTTGTCGTAGTTGATGACCATTACCTGCGTGTCTGCGGCGTAGGCTTGCAGGCGCTGGCGCGGTGTTCCGACGCAGACGGACATGGACATGCCCGGCGCCCACTTAGGCTGCTCAACAGGCCATACGTCGGTGCAGACGCGCTTGGGCGCCAACACTAAGAAACGCTTGACGTGTTTGTCGCGCAGCATCTCCCACATGCCGGTCAGCGTGATGGCTGTCTTGCCAGCCCCAACTGGCGCTAACACCATCGCACGGTCATGCTCGTAGATAAAATCAGCGGCCAGTTCCTGATACGGACGCAACTTCACTTGCCGCACTCGTCGTTGCGATTCTCAAGGTCGATCAGCAATTCGATGTAGTGCTTGGCCTTGTGCAGATCGGCAATGCCGTTCTTGTTGCGCCAGCGGCTCACGTACTTGACGACGTTGCCCTCTAAGTAGCCCATCGCGTTGGCGTGGATGTACTGGACTGGCTGAATCGGCATGTCCTTGTAGTGTGTGCCATCAACTTGTTTGTTTAGTGAGTTCATTTATAAATTTCTCCAATTGTTCCCGTGTAAAAACGTACTGCTCGACAAAGTTAGGGTGATTAACACACCGTGACTCAATCTTGCCGCCTGCTACCAAGACGCGCGTCGATAACGCAAACTTCTTTTTCCAACCATTCATCTATCTGCTCCTTAGTCCATAAACATGCGTATCGTTGATTTAAAAGCGCCATATCAGCGGCAAACAACTTCTGCAAGGGCGACAGCCTGCCGCCTTTGGTTTTCAGCTCCACAAACCACGTCTGCCCATTGGGCAAGCAAGCGATCCGATCAGCGACGCCTTTGCGCCCTGGCGATGTGAACTTCCACGCCTTACCGCCAGCACGCTCGATAGCCCAAACAAAATGCCGTTCAACTTCTGATTCTTTCATAACGTAAAGTATACCCGTAAAAAAGTTTTGCACAACAAATATTTTTGTGCTAAGATGCAATCTCAATCAACTAAAGGACAGTCAAATGGACACACGAATTAAAGTCGGCGCCTCAAGCGTCACCGTTAGCGAGTTTGATGACGGCGCTTGGGTTAGCATCCACCATCATTGCGCTTACGCTAGCATCGGCCTCACCAAAGAACAAGCGCTGCAATTGCGCGATGGCATTAATAAAATTTTGGAGACGACAAATGTTGCACAATAATCCACCCGCATTTCCACAGCCTAACCATCCCGCAGAGCAAGGGCGCGGCATGACTTTGCGCGACTATTTTGCGGCCAAAGCAATGGAAGGCATGTTACTTAAGCATGTCATAACTGAAATCAATTCAAGGCAAAAAATCGCTGCTGCGGCTTTTAGAATGGCAGACACGATGATGGAGGCACGCAATGCAGCACAGTAATATTGTCGGCGGCTCGACCGCCAAGCGCGTCATCAACTGCCCCGGCTCTGTGGCGCTGGTGCAAAAGATGCCGGCCAAACCATCCAGCGAACACGCTGATCGCGGCACGTTGCTGCACAATGCCATCAGCGCTATCCTTGAAGACATGAATGTCGATGTGATCGGTATGCGTTATGAAAACCAAGTGCTAACACAAGACCTGTACGACGAAAAGATCACAGTGGCGCTGGCGCTGCTTGACGAAGTTGACCCTACAAAGGAGATGTTGTATGAAGTGGAAACACGTGTTGGCTTCGGTGATCTACTGCCTGGCGTATTTGGCAGCACTGACTTGGTTGGTCGTATTGGCGCTCGTGCCATTGTTCTTGACTGGAAGTTTGGTGACGGCGTTGTCGTCGATGCTGAAGAAAATGATCAACTGATGTTTTACGCGGCTGCGGCCATGCGTACCGAATCAGCAGCTTGGGCGTTCTCTGGCGCAGACGAGATCGAATGCATCATCATCCAGCCGCCCATGATCAAACGCTGGATCACGACCAAGGAACGCATTGCGCAGTTCGAGCGTGATCTGGTCAAGGCTGTCAACGCAGCACAATTGCCTGACGCTAAACTGGCAGCAGGTGAGCATTGCCGTTGGTGCGCGGCCAAGCCGACGTGCCCTAAGATGACCGGCGCTGTTGACCGCGCTCTGAAACTTCAGATGCAAGAAATAAATGTTGACATGCTGGGCAAATACCTGAAGAATGCAGACCTCTTGGAAGATTGGATCAAAGACCTTCGCGGGTTGGCGCTTCAGTTGCTTGAGAAGTCCATGCCAGTGCCAGGCTACAAACTGGTTGCCAAGCGCGGCACAAGACAGTGGGTTGACCCAGCTAAAGCAGCAGCGATGCTGTTGTCGGCTGACGTTGCGCCCTACAAAGAACCCGAAGTAATTTCTCCAGCAGTTGCTGAGAAGTTACTCAAAAAGAGCAAGACGGCATTGCCACCAGAATTAGTGGTGACAATATCGTCCGGCACAACATTGGCAAGTGAGGATGATCCTCGCCCAGCAGTGTTGCAAATCGGGCAGCAATTAACCGCTGCCCTTTCTAAACTACAGTGAAAGCTTAAAATGCAATTGACTACATTCTCTTCGGCAAATCTGCCAGCCGTTTCTTCTTTGTCTACATCCTTGCGCGCTCTTGAAAAAGACGTCGGCCCTAGCGGCACTGTCATCCTGAAAATGGACAAGACAGGCCATTGGGTCTTCGGTGCAGATCAGACAGAAGTGGAAGACGACGCCATCTGGGCTATCAATCCTTTCTCGTTTATCCACGGCTACATCGCTTGGGGTGACGGTGAAGTGTTGGGTGAAAAGATGGTCGGCGTCTCTGAGCCATTGCCTGAATTGGACGGCGCTCCACAAGGCGCTAAACGTGGCTGGGAAACACAGATTGGCATGTCTTTGAAATGCACCACTGGTGAAGACAAAGACATGGAAGCGCGTTACACCACCACATCTACTGGTGGCAAGAAAGCGGTTCAAATCTTGGGCGTGGCAATCGCTACGCAAGTGGAGAAAGACCAGACTAAACCTGTCGCTATCGTGCGTCTGAAAAAAGACCACTATCAGCACAAGTCGTATGGAAAAATCTACACGCCAGTGTTTGAAATTATTGACTGGGTTGGTCTTGATGGCGCGTTATCTGATGACGTTGCACCAGAACCCGCGCCAGAACCTGCTGGCCGTCGTCGTCGCAGCGTCTAAGTAAATCGGGGCTGAACAGGGTGAGGGACGTTATCTCCTGAGCCTTTAGTAGGCCCCACCTTTTGATCGGGGGCTGTTAAGCCAGCGTTCGAGGATGTCATGTGTACAATTTTCTGGCTTTCTTGTACACGTTCAAAACGACATGTTTATAAAACATGGATTTTTAAACATAACGACCAAATCGAAGCCCCCACCTATACAGTAAAGTAAAGTATGAATCCGATATTTTTTGGCGCAGCAATATTGTGCGTCGTTCTTGCAGTTTTTGCCCCTCCAATCATTAATTTGGTATTTGTATGGATGGCATACATGTACTGGAAAATGAGCGCTGTATGATCTGGGTTGACTTCGAGACGCGCAGCCGGTGCGACCTACGCGCTAAAGGCGTGTACAACTACGCGCAGGATGCCAGCACCGATGTGCTGTGCATGTCCTACGCCTTTGATGACGAAGAAGTGCAGACGTGGATAGAAGGTCCATTACCTGACTTCACAGGGCACATGATTTACGCCCACAACGCCGCTTTCGAGCGGCTTATCTTTTGGTATGTGCTGCAACAGAACTACGCGCTTGAGTCGTTCTACTGCACCGCAGCACAAGCCCGGTCAAACTGTGCGCCTGGTGGCCTTGAAGATGTCGGGCGCTTCGCTGGCGCGGCAATGAAGAAAGACCATCGCGGCAGTCAGCTAATTCGGCTGCTGTCCATCCCCAAAGCTGACGGTACGTTCAACAACGATCCGACCCTAATGGCCGAGATGATTGCTTACTGCGAACAGGATGTGCGTGCCATGCGTGCGGTCAGCAAGGCCATGCGGCCACTGAGTGCTGACGAGCTGCTCGACTACCACGTCAACGAGCGCATCAACGACCGTGGCGTCCTGATCGATGTGCCGCTGTGCGAAGCAGCCGTGCGCTACGCTGGCGCTGAGATGGAAGAAATACAGAAGATAGTCGCCAAAGTGACCGAAGGCGCGATCACCAGCGTTCGCTCGCCAAAGATGCGTGAGTGGGTGCTGGAGCGCGTCGGCGAACAAGCCAAGAAACTCATGTGGACTGGCGAGAAATATTCTATTGACAAGACAGTGCGGGCTAACTTGCTTGCTATGGAGAATCACGATGAAGTCCCAGCCGATGTGGCCGAGGTTATACAGTGCGCCGATGACTTATGGGCGTCGTCAGTTGCGAAGTTCAGCCGCCTTAAAAGTCTGGCAGACGAGGAAGATGCCCGAGTTAGAGGTGCCTTTGTTTTTGCTGGAGGCAGTGCAACAGGGCGCGCTTCGTCGTACGGCGCTCAAGTCCATAATTTCCCGCGTAAAAGCGCTCAAGACCCCGAATCCGTCCGCGCAGCAATGGTTCGAGGCCATGAAATCGTGCCACGATTCGAAAAACGAATTACTGACGTTCTGAAAAAAATGTTGCGCCCGGCGATCATCGCCAAGCCCGGCCACGTTCTGATTGCCTATGACTGGTCGGCCATTGAAGGCCGTGTGCACCCTTGGCTGTCTAACTGTGTGGCGGGTGAGACTAAGCTAGACGTGTTCCGCTCTGGCCTTGACCCGTACAAAGTAAACGCCGCCGCTACCTTTCGCGTGGCTTACGATGAAGTGACCGGCGATCAACGCCAGGTCGGTAAGGTTCAGGAGTTGGCGCTGGGCTTTCTAGGGGGCGCTGGAGCCTTTGAAGTGTTCGGGCGTGCCTACGGCATACATTTGAGCGCCGGTGAGGTTGCGCGGGCCGTTGAGGGCTGGCGCAGGGCCAATCCGTGGGCGCAAGATCATGGGCGACGCTTAGAGGACGCGTATTTGCGTGCGATGAGAAACAAAGGGCATGAATTTGCTGCTGGAAGAATTGTGTACTTGTTCGACGGTCAAACCCTCTGGTACAGTCTGCCCTCTGGCCGGGTACTGTGCTACCCAAACGCCAAGTTCGACGAAGAAGGCAACGTGACATATACAAAAGCAGCCTGGAAGCCTGCCGCAGACGCGACAGAATGGCCCCGCGCCCGTCTGTGGCGCGGTCTGGCTTGTGAGAATGTCACGCAAGCGACAGCGCATGATGTGCTGCGTTATTCGCTGCGTCAGCTTGATGATGTAGTGCTGCACGTTCACGACGAGATCGTTGTCGAGTGCCCAGAAGATCGCGCTGAAGAGATTGGCGCGCATGTCCACAAAATCATGTGTACACCGCCTGCGTGGGCCACTGGCCTGCCGTTGGCGGCTGAAGGCGTGACTACAAAGCGTTATAGCTAAAAGAAAGCCCCGGTGATTAGACCGGGGCTAAATTCCAACTAAGGAGAGAACCATGTCCGATTTTACAGAGTTTTTGACAAAACTGGCCCCTGAGGGCGAAACTTTTTTGATGGTGCGCCAAAAGCCACAGTTAAAAGACACCCAATATCAGTATCACGCCGATGGTGCGATCAAATGCACATGGCCGGCTATGCTGCCCGATGCCAAGGTCAAGTCCTCATGGGCGATCTATGGCAATACTGCCTCGTTCATCCTTGATCGCTTTAAAGACGGTCACATTAGCGCCAGCGCGGCCAATTGCGAGTATGTGCTGGTGATGGTGCTGGATGATGTGGGCACCAAGGCCGACATTCCCCCACTTGAGCCGACGTGGAAAATGGAGACGTCGCCTGGTTCGTTTCAGTGGGGCTATGTCTTCAGCGAACAGCCGACCAAGGCCGAGTTCAGCGCCGCCATCATTGCGATTGCTGACGCTGGTTACACCGACAAGGGCGCGATCAATGCCGTGCGCAATTTTCGCTTGCCTGGTTCGGTCAACCTGAAGCCCGGCCGCGATGAGTTTGCTTCTGTGCTGGTCGAGTTTCATCCCGAGCGTGACTTCACACTGCCTGAGATATGCACTGCCCTCAATGTGACGCCCGGCGTGGCCGCTGATGCTTACAAGCCGATTCGCATTAGCGATGACGGCACCGATGACGTGATGGTCTGGTTGTCTGAGCAAGGCGCGCTGTTGTCCAAGCCCAATCAAGAGGGCTGGGCTGGCGTGATCTGCCCAAACAGCGCCTCACACAGCGATGGCAACCCAGAAGGCCGTTATTTGCCGGCTAACCGAGCGTATTGCTGCCTGCATTCGCATTGCCTTGACTTCACATCGTCCGTGTTTCTGCAATGGGTGGCCGACAATGGTGGCCCAAAGCATACGCCCGGCCTGCGTGAAGAATTACTGATGACCGCGATGGAGTCTGCGTTAGCTAAGTTGACGCCCACGGCGGCTTTTCCTGACGTGGCCTCTGAAGTCGTGGCCGAAGTCAAGCGCAAAGAACTAGGGCGCATCGAAAAAGACGGCTGGTATGAACGCTTCGCGTACCTGCAAGATGACGACGCCTTTTTTGACCTGATCGAACGCCACGAAGTGGCCCGCCATTCGTTCAACGCGATCTATCGTCATGTGGCTTGCAACAGTATTCACGGCAAGAAACCCAAGATCGAAGCGGGTACCTGCTTTGACGAAAACCGCCAGGCTAAGGGTGCGCGCATCTTGAAGGGCGTGACCTACGCCGCTGGTGAGTCGATCCTATGTTCGCGTGATGGCATTGTGTTCGGCAACCGCTGGCGTGATGCCCGGCCTGTGCCTGTGCCTGGTAACGTCAAGCCGTGGCTAGATCATGTCGAGCGCATGATCCCCGATGAGCGTGAACGCGCTCACGTCCTAAACGTGATGGCTTTTAAGGTTCAGCACGCTAACCGCAAAATCAATCACGCTGTGCTACATGGCGGCAACCCCGGGTCAGGCAAAGATACTATGTGGGCGCCGTTTTTCTACGCTATCGGCGGTGAGTCGATGCGTAACGTGTCGCTGGTGCGCAATGAAGAGGTGACGTCGCAGTGGGGCTATGCGCTTGAAACCGAGGTGCTGGTCATTAACGAATTGCGCCAGTCTGAGGCCAAGGATAGAAGGGCGCTTGAGAATACCCTGAAACCCCTAATCGCCGCGCCGCCTGAGTTCTTGTCAGTTCAGCGTAAGGGTCTTGCGCCGTATGACCTAGTAAACCGCCTGCAAGTAATCGCGTTTTCTAATGAACGCGTGGCAATTAACTTGCCCTCTGATGACCGCCGATGGTTTGTGATCTGGTCAGACGCGCCGCGCATGACTGATGCCGAGGGCGAGGCCATCTGGGGCTGGTTGAATGCCGGCGGTAAGGGCGCAGTCGCCGCCTGGTTGCATCAGCGTGACGTATCGGCGTTCAATCCTGGCTCAACCCCTGCTATGACCGAAGCCAAAGCCATTATGGTTGAGGCTGGCATGAGTGGCGCTGAGTCGTTCCTAGTGGACTTGATGCGTTCTGGTATCGGTGAGTTTTCCAAGGGTGTGGTGGGCGCGCCCTGGCATGCGCTGTGCGATCGTTTGCAAGGTACTGCACAGGGTAGCGTCAAAGTCGTGCAACCTGCGCTTCTGCATGCGTTTAAGGAGGCCGGATGGGTGGACATGGGCCGCATAGCTTCGCGTGAGTTTGGCACTAAGAAGCATATCTTCTGTTCGCCTGAAATGGCGGGGACGGCTAAATCAGACTTGCGCCGGATGATTGAAGCGCCGCCGCCGATGTCGGTGCGGTTGGTGAAATAGAACAGGGGCTGTAAGGCCCCTTTTCAATTATAGGTTTAAGATAATCGCTAATAAAGCGGCTAAGACTAGGCTAAAGACGGCGAGCATCGGCGCGCCCTCGCTCGATCAGCGTTCGAGCGTAGGTCTGATCCTCCGGCCGTTCACTGGATAGCATGGCGCGCAGTTTATAGGCCACGGCTTGCGCTTTGTCGGTGCCTTGCGCCCGTTCAAAAGCCGCGCCAGCGTTGATATAGTCGGCTTCGGTGTGATTCATGGGATAACCCTCCCCGCAAGCACCATGCACCCGCCCGTGGTCAGGGTGCCTGCATTCACGCCGTCATATATGGCTTGCAAGGTTTCCAAGTACAGATCGCGGTCTAATTCAGCTTCGGCCAATTGGGCGAGTAATCGCGCCGCCTCAGTGAAGCCCTCAGTGTATGCAAGGCGTTCACGTTCGGTTGGTGTCATGTTGGTTAGCATAGTGGCCCCTTAAAACTGTTGATAAATAAAACCTATGGCGGTTTCGCCGACTAATTGCGTGTTTTCTTCTAAATAAGCTCTCACAATGGCGCGGCACTGGGTGTCATAGTCGTTGGCTTCTGGGTCGGCGTCGTTCAAATCGATTGAATAACTACGGGCTATATCTTCGACCATTTCTTCACTATATTCGCAACAAAGTGCGATGACGTCCAATTCATAGCCCGGGTTGCATTCTTCCAGGTAGTTAAACAGCAGGCCCAAAGCCTCAAAACTGAATTGATCGCCACGGCCTGCGCGGTGAAATTCATTGCGGAACTGAGAAACGTTGTCGATTGTGATATGCATGATTAACCCCAAAGAGTTGAAAAAATAATGACGGCATAAATGCCAGCCAGCGTCAGCGCTGCGCCGCACCAGATAACCCATGCGGCAGGTTCTTTGGCTACTGGCGTGGGGTACATGTCAACATAGGTCAGATTGTGTTTTGAGTGTTTCATGGTTCAGGCTTTCGTTGGTGTAATAACTTGGCGCATGTTGTCCGACTGATCGAGCGCCTCAAATAAGCGATCGGCAAGGGCAAACCAAACGCGGGTGCTTTTAGCGGTGTTCGGGTCGGTGTCCAGTTGCGCGGCAAACCGTTGCGCCTTGATGGCGTGATACATAGTGTCTTCGCGCAGTTTCTCAAAATCTTGGCTTGTCATGGTTTTTCCTTAGTTGGTTGCTGATGGTTCTAGTGTAAGGCATTTCCTTGCACTGTCAACAATTATTTTATAGGGGTTTACACTAATCCGGGATACAAACGATGGATGTGGGCGCGGGTTGTGATTTCGCTATGTGCTTTGCCGTCAAGCGCGATGTAAACAACGCCCTTCGGTGTGCGTTGAGATAGTTCTACGGTTGCGGGTAGATCGTGACCGCAGGCCATGACAATTGAGTTGGCTTGATTGCGGCTAATCAGACCGCGAACTTGATAAATAGCGGTTGCGGACTCCAAGTAACCGCGATTGGCGCAAGGGATACCAGGCATGAGGATGGATTTAGTGGGCATTACAGTTTTCCGTAAAAGTTGAGGGAAGTGTAATTATACGCCATAGCGTAGAAATACTGTCAAGCGTTATTTAGTGGGCGATGTGGGTTTGTTGTGGACGCGGTTTTGGCGTGTGATTGCCCACGCTTGAGGCCAGTAGATATGCGGGTTGAGGCTGTTTGTGGGTAATGTGGGCTATTGTTTTTGAATAAAAGATAAAACCTATATTGGGTATGTTAGTAAGCACTAACTTAAAATTACGCTATATGGGGTAGACCTCTTGCGAACTACCGCCAAAGTAGCCCACATTGCCCACAAGTTGGATCGACGCAAAATCGCCATCGCGCACTGGCGCCATGTTGTGGGCAACGTTGGCTATAGAAAATAAATTACCCACATGACCCACAATGTACGGACCACCTGCGCTTGGCAGTGTGCTGTCCACATTGTCCACACTGTTACCAGGCCATGCGACTTGGTGTGGGCAGTCCACATGACCCACAGCCATTCCGGATTCGACTTGAGGGGGAGGGGGTAGGGCCGACGCAAAGGGCCTGCTGATACGGAGCGGTTGCAGACAATTTTTTTGAAACTGCTTTTTGTAAAAGATTTTTTAATTTTTATTTTTTGATATATCATCAAGGCACGCATTCACGCGGCCATACAACTATGAGTTTCCATTCACTGCCACTTGTGCTGAACGAGATACGCGCCACCGAGGCGGTGCTTAACCGCATCTATGACGCCGCCAAGCTCGGGCTGAAGGGCGACAACTTAGCCTTCGCAGCCGGAATGCTGCCCAAGGCGTATCGTCAACTCTGCGAAATGGATCCCATCGCTGAGATGGCTGAGTCCAAAGGGCGCGCTGACGGTGAGCTGACCGCCTCCAAGCAGTTGCACGCAGCCGCCGCCGAAGGCGACGCCAAAGCCTCCCTGGCAATTTTGCAGAACGTCCACGGCTGGGTAGCCAAGCAGTCCATCACTGTCGATGTGGATCAGCGCATATCCATTGTCGGCGCATTAGCAGAAGCCGAACGCCGCGCAGCAACAGACGTCATGGACGTCATAGCGCACGAACCAAGCCCAGCGCTCAAGGCGCGGCTGTCCCCACTAAAAGTGCAAAATGCAAACGACTAAGTACTCGGCTGAAGACGAACAAGAACTCATGGCGCGGCTATGGGCGCCGCAGTACAAAGACAATCCGCTGGCGTTTGTGAGGTTCACGTTTCCGTGGGGCGTCAAGGGCACGCCGCTGGAAAACTTCGATGGGCCGCGCAAATGGCAGCGCGAAGTGCTGCAAGAGATCACGGATCAAATTAAGGCCAACAAAGGCCAAGTGGATTTCAACACGCTACGCCACTCGGTCAGTTCTGGCCGGGGTATCGGCAAGTCGGCGTTGGTCAGCTGGATTGTGCTGTGGATGCTGTCCACCAGAATTGGCTCGACGACGATCGTATCGGCTAACAGTGAGTCCCAGCTCAGAAGCGTCACTTGGGCTGAGATTACCAAGTGGCTGGCGATGTCGCTAAACAGTCACTGGTTTGAGGTTTCGGCCACCAGGCTGATGCCCGCCAAATGGCTAACCGAATTGGTCGAGCGGGACTTGAGAAAAGGCACACGCTACTGGGGCGTCGAAGGCAGGCTATGGTCGGCTGAGAATCCAGACGCCTATGCGGGTGTGCACAACTTTGACGGTGTGATGGTGACTTTTGACGAGGCATCAGGTATTGACGACGCCATTTGGGCGGTGACGGCTGGATTCTTTACGGAAAACACGCCCAACCGGTTTTGGCTGGCGTTTAGCAACCCGCGTCGCAACACGGGGTACTTCTACGAGACGTTCCACAGCAAACGCGAGTTCTGGCTAACCAAGGTGGTGGACGCGCGCACGGTCGAGGGGACGGACAAGCAGGTCTACCAGCAGATCATCGACGAATATGGGCCGGACTCTAGTCAGGCGCATGTGGAGGTGTATGGTGAGTTTCCCAATGCGGGGGATGACCAGTTTATTTCTAGTTTGGTGGTGGACGATGCCATGAAACGGGAAAAGTACAAAGACCCGTCAGCGCCGGTTGTGATAGGGGTTGACCCAGCGCGATTCGGGGCTGACGCAACAGTGCTGGCAATCAGGCAAGGGCGGGACATCGTGAAGATCATCCGGCACAGGGGCGACGACACAATGACGGTCGTTGGGCATGTGATCGAGGCGATTGAGGAATACCGCCCGGCGATGGTATTCATCGACGAGGGCGGGCTGGGCGCGGGCATCGTGGATCGGCTAAAGGAGCAGCGCTACAAGATCAAGGGCGTGAACTTCGGCTGGAAGTCGCGCAACCCGGCTATGTACGGTAATATGCGGGCGCAGATTTGGGGCGATATGCGCGATTGGCTTAAGAGCGCCAGCATCCCAAATGACAGGTTCTTGAAATCTGATCTGATTTCGCCTATGATGAAGCCGGATTCCAAGGGTTCGATCTTTTTGGAGTCTAAAAAAGACATGAAGGCACGTGGGCTGGCGTCGCCGGATGCTGCGGATGCGATAGCGCTGACGTTCTCGTATCCGGTAGCCAATCGCGGCGAGTACAATTCTAAAATCGAGCGCCGAGTCGTCCATGAACGCGGCGCAATATCAACTGGATGGATGGGGTCTTAATATGAGCTTTACAAAACCAATTGGCGTTGCGTTTCTTGATCAAGACATTGATGGTGGCATTATTGGCGCCACCAATCCGCAATCAATTAAAGGCACGGTGATTTACGCTACGCAGCAACTTGGCTATACAAACGGATCGTATGGCACGGTTACACAAACCGGCAGTAAAGCCGCTGGCGTAACGTTAAATAAGACCTGCGGAAGCATTACAATGTCAAACGCCCAGCTTGCGCCTAGCGCCCAAGTTGCGTTTACGTTGACCAACAGCGCAATCAGTGCCAACGATACGATCATCATTAATATTGCCTCAGGCGGTACACTGTATGCGTATCTGATTGGTATTACAGCCGTTGCTGATGGCAGTTGCTCAATTAACGTAAAGAACGTATCGAACAATGCGTACTCGGAAGCCTTGGTAATTAATTTTGCCATTCTTCATGTTCAACCCGCGTAAGGATTGCTATGCCACTCGTTAAATCAAAATCACCCGAAGCGTTTCGTAAAAACGTCAAAGCTGAACTAACCGCAGGTAAAAAACCAGCTCAAGCCGTGGCAATTGCGTATTCAGTTAAACGCGAAGCGCCTAAGCCGAGGGCAAAGAAAAAATGAAGGCGCTTCAGAACTGCCTCATTATTGAGCGCGACGTTGAAAAACATCCGCTATTTGTGTTGCCGCAGGATGGAAGTGCTGAAACTGGCATCGTCGTAGCCGCTGGCCCGGAGTGCAAAGAACTCAAGATCGGCGATCATTTATACTTCGGTGTGGGGCAAGAATTCGTCTACGAACGCAAAAACTATGTTGTAATGCGTGAGCCTCACGTATTAGGAGTCCTGAATGGCTGACGTCACGGGTATTGTTGCCGCAGCTGCTGTGGCTGAGGGCGGCAAGCCCAAGAAAAGCGCATCTGACATTCTAGCAACCGCCCGAGCCCGGCTCGACTTGGCGGTCGCTGCGCTTTCTGAGTCACGTGAAGACGAAACGGACGACCTGAAGTTTTACGCTGGCTCACCGGACAACCATTGGCAGTGGCCGGCCGACGTTTTGGCGACTCGCGGGGCTGTGCAGGGTCAAACGATCAACGCACGACCTACACTGACCATCAATAAACTGCCGCAGCACGTCCGTCAAGTAACGAACGACATGCGTCAAAATCGCCCAGGCGCCAAAGTCATTCCTGTGGACGACAGCGCCGATATTGAAGTGGCAGACATCTTCAACGGCATGATTCGGCACATTGAGTACATTTCGGATGCGGATGTGGCCTATGACACCGCTTGCGAGAACCAAGTTTCCTATGGCGAAGGTTATATTCGGCTGTTGACCGAGTATTGCGACGATAAAACCTTTGATCAAGACATCAAAATTGGCCGTGTACGCAACAGTTTTAGCGTTTACATGGATCCAACCATCCAAGACCCGACTGGCGCGGATGCCAAATGGTGTTTTATCACGGAAGACATCACCAAGGCTGAATTTACCCGCATGTATCCTGACGCAGCGCCCATTACGACGCTGCAATCGTTGGGTGTGGGCGATCAGTCGATCAGTAATTGGCTAAACGAAGACACGATTCGTATTGCCGACTATTACTACATCGACTACGACACGACTAAACTCAATTTGTATCCTGGAAATGCCACAGCATTTGAAGGAACGCCCGAAGACAAGATGCTTCGCGCCCATTTTGGCAAACCTGTCAAGTCTCGTGATTCTGAGCGCCCTAAAGTGCGCTATTGCAAGATCAACGGCTACGAGATTCTCGAAGAACGTGAATGGGCCGGCAAATGGATTCCGGTAGTTCGCATTGTTGGTAACGAATTCGAAGTCGATGGCCGGTTGTATGTGTCGGGCTTGGTGCGTAACGCCAAGGATGCCCAGCGCATGTACAACTATTGGGTTTCACAAGAAGCCGAGATGCTGGCCTTGGCGCCAAAAGCGCCATTTATCGGCTACGGTGGTCAGTTTGAAGGTTACGAAGACAAATGGAAGACAGCCAACACAAACAATTGGCCTTATCTGGAGGTCAATCCAGACGTTACAGACGGCCAAGGCGCTGTCTTGCCATTACCCCAGCGTGCGCAGCCTCCAATGGCCTCCAGCGGGCTGCTACAGGCCAAGGCAGGCGCTGCCGAAGACATCAAGTCCACAACCGGTCAATATAACGCCAGTTTGGGCATGGGAAGCAACGAACGCTCGGGTAAAGCCATTCTTGCGCGCCAGCGTGAAGGCGATGTGGGCACGTTCCATTATGGCGACAACCTGACTCGTGGCGTTCGGCACATTGCACGTCAGCTGATCGACCTGATCCCTAAGATTTACGATACTCAGCGCATCGCTCGGATCATTGGTGAAGACGGCGAGACCAAAATGGTCAAGATTAACCCCGAGCAGCCCGAGCCGGTTAACAAGATTGTTGACCAAAACGGCGTTGTACTGGAAAAAATCTACAACCCCGGCGTTGGCAAGTATGACGTTGTGGCGACCACTGGCCCAGGTTACGCGACCAAACGTCAAGAAGCCTTGGAGGCTATGGCACAACTGTTGCAGGGCAACCCGCAACTGTGGACTGTGGCTGGCGATCTGTTTGTCAAGAACATGGATTGGCCGGGCGCTCAAGAGATGGCAAAACGGTTCCAAAAGACTATGGATCCCAAATTGCTGTCCGATGCCGATGAAAATCCAGCTTTGCAAGCCGCTCAACAGCAGATGCAGGCGATGGGCCAAGAATTGGCACAGATGCATCAAATGCTTCAGGATGTGGGCAAAACTGTTGAAGTGCAAGACATGCACCGCAAGGACTTTGAAGCGCAAGTCAAGGCATTTGATGCCGAAACCAAGCGGATGCAAGCATTCCAAGCCAGTATGTCGCCAGAGCAGATTCAAGACATCGTGTTGGGCACTGTTCACTCAATGATTACGTCTGGGGACTTGATCAACGAAATGCCAGGCCGTGATGTTGATACTGGCCCGGAGATGGCTAACGAAACAATGGAGCAACCGCAATGAAAGCAAACGAATTTGTAGGGCTGTTGTTTTTGGCCCGTGATGTAACTCATTCTGTGCACCTAAACACCCGCAGTTTTAGTAAACACATGGCACTTAACATTTTCTATGATCGCATCATTGATGCGGCTGATGATTTTGCTGAAAGCTATCAAGGCCGGCATGGTTTGATGGGGCCGATTACATTGCACTCGGCTAAGAAAACCGCTAACATCATTGAGTTCTTGGAAGATTCGCTCAGTCAGATTGAAGCGGCCCGGTACGAGGTGGTTGACAAGACCGATATGTCGTTGCAGCAGCTAATTGACAACATCATCGAAATCTATTTACGCACGTTGTATAAACTCAAGTTCTTAGCATGACCGTAATCATTACCCATTCAACACCATCAGATAGTTCGTTTAGCACTACTGGTGCTACAGCTTGGGATGCAAGCCATACGCTGTCTGGTGTGGGCACGATGGCAGAACAAAATGCCAATGCGGTAACCATTACTGGCGGGTCAATTGACAGTACAACCGTTGGCGCAACCACAGCATCCACAGGCGCATTCACGATACTCAGCGCATCATCTACGGTTAGTGGCACGGGGTTTAGCACATACCTTGCAAGCCCACCAGCTATTGGCGGTACTACTGCTGCTGCGGGTACTTTTACTACGCTGATTGGTGGTAGTGGCTCGGCTAACTATGAACAGATCACTGGCGGTGCAGCAGGCAAAGCAGTTCAGTTTCAATCGCTTGGTACAGATGCAAACATCTCCCAAGTATTCCAATCCAAAGGCACAGGAGCCATTGACCTAGCGGCTGGTTCTAGTGGTGTGAACATTAGTAACGGTGGTACTGTTACTGCTATTACTGGACTTACGGGCGGATCTTATACGCTTATCCCGACAATTACAATTTCAGCTCCAACAACTGCTGGCGGTGTTCAAGCAACAGGCACTGTGGCAATGTTAGCGTTAGCCACTACATTGGTTAGTGGCGGCAGCGGATATGCAGCACTTGACACTATTACATTAACTGGCGGCACATTTTCGCAAGCTATTGTTATTAGAGTAGACACGGTTTCTTCTGGCGCTATTCTTACATTTACCGTTACAAACGGCGGCACATACACAGTTTTACCAACAAACCCTATATCACAAGGGTCAACAAGCGGTTCTGGCACTGGGGCAACATTTAGTTCAACTTGGCAAGTAAGAACAACTGCTTTTACCATTACGTTGGCGGGTTCAGGCTACGTTGAACAACCCACAATTACATTCTCAAGTGGTAGTGCTACTGCTTATGCTACGGTGGGTGCAGAGCCTACGATTAAATCTTTGTTTGGCGGTACGAGTGCTGGTCTTGTGTTCTCAACTGCATACGGCCCTCAATTGCGTCTTTTAGATATTGGAGACGGCACTAGACCTTTATTAGTCAATGGAGGCTCTGCGGGCTCAGTTAATTCGGCTGGATTATATGTAATTTCTGGTTCTTTACAGTTAAGTGCCAATGCTAGTCCTGTTTCGTTTTATACAGGAGGCCGTTCCGCTACTGAACAGCTACGCGTAGCCCACACAGCCTCTGCTGTTAACTATGTACAAGTAACGGGTTCGGTTACGAGTGGAGCGCCAGCAATTTCAGCTCAAGGTAGTGATGCAAGCATAGGTTTATCACTTACTTCAAAAGGTACGTCACCTCTTTACTTGCAAACCACTGGCTCAGTTGATGTACGTGTTCAACCCCAAGGTATTCGCACATTTGGTTTTTTCTCTGTAACAAACGCAGTTAACTACGGTTCGTTTACAAGCGCCGTTGCTGGATCAAGTCCTATACTTGCCGTAGCTGGTTCTGATGCAGATATAGATTTAAACTTAACACCTAAAGGCGCAGGCGCAATTCGGTTTGGCACATACACCGGAACAATTCTCACCCCCACAGGGTACATTACCATCAAAGATTCTGGCGGTACAACCCGCCGTTTACTCGTAGGATAAACATGGCACTCATCAAATCAGTCGATACAGATTACGGCATTCCAGCTTTTTATTGGAACATTGGAGCAGTCCAAGAAGACTTTAAAGGCAAAGGCACTGAAGTGACCTTTTACGGCTATGCTTCCAAAGAAGCCCGTGATGCTGGCAAACAGCCACTGAGCGCAGGTAAAGTTCAGATCGCTGGTGATGAGTATGTTGCAGGTGCAGACCGTGCGGCGTTATACTCTATCATCAAGCAAAAGCCTGAATTTGACGGCGCACAAGACGCATGATACCAGGCCCATTTTTTGGCGGTGGATTTTTTAACGGTGGATTTTTTGAGTCTGTCGTTGCCTACGCAGATCAGTTGTTGATTAAACTTCGGTCATTTACCGAAAGAAGGAGATTCTAAATGGCAATTAACCTAAAAGCAATTACTTCGGTAATGGGCTATCAGCAGATTACAAGTCTGAGCGCTGCGACCAAGTTGACCGTACCTCAACGCGATCTGAATGGCTTGGTGGGTACGCCCCGTATCGCCATCATTACACCAGAAGGCCAAAATGTGCGCTGGCGTGATGATAACGTGGCTCCAACCGCTTCAGTCGGTATGCCGTTAGCATCGGGCGTCACTTTGCAGTACGACGGCGACTTGTCTCAAATTCAATTTATTGAGACAACATCAGGCGCTAAACTCAACATTACTTACTATTCCTAAGAGGTCAAAATGCAAGTCTCTAACGATACCCCCGCATTGAACTATGTTGAGTATTTCACCAAGCAATTGCCTGTTGATTTGGCTAACATGGCTATGCTTCGCGATGAATTGGCTGTTCGTCAAGGCGCTTTGTCAGCTGCTCAAGATGCTATTACCGACCGCGCTAAAGCTGCACAAGAACTGGCTACGGCCCGTGATCAAGCCGCTGCTATGGTTGCGTCTGCTAAAGACCGCGAAGAAAAATCAAAAGCTGTTGCTGCGTCGCTTAAAGTCGATCAAGATAATTTGGCCGGTAGCATTAAAGAGTTTGAAGCTGCTAGTGCGGCTCGTGAAACCGCGTTAAGTGTTCGTGAAAAAACATCAGACACCCGCGAAATGCACCAGCAGACAACTCAAGATGATTTGGATGCCAAAGAAGCTAAATTATTTGCAGATCAAGCGGCCCTTGATGCCCGAGTTAAAGCATTTCAAGCTAAAGTTGCCGCATTGAGCGCGTAAGGACAAAAACATGGCCGTATTTCTCTCCCCCGTGGGCGGCGTTGCGGCCCAGTTTTTTACCAATACCGGCGCTGTACTGACCGGCGGCAAGCTGTACACCTATGCTGCGGGTACGACTACACCGTTGACCACGTATACAACTTCTGGCGGCGGCACAGCACGTACAAATCCTATTATTTTGGATTCGGCTGGACGTGTACCAGATGGCGGTGAAATTTGGCTTTCTACTTCTCAATATAAATTTGTTTTATGCGATTCAAACAATGTTTTAATTTCCTCTTGGGACAATATTTGGGGCATTGGAGCGCCAGGTGGAACTGCCATTCAAACACCTGTAATTTTTAACAGTACGGGAACAGGATCAAACACTACATTTGCTTTAGGTGGCTCTCCAACAAATGAGAACACAACTAATGTGTATGTCAGCGGTATTTACCAGCAAAAAAATACATATTCATTGTCTGGCGCAAATTTAGTCTTTTCTCAAGCACCTCCTTTAAACGCCACAATTGAGGTTAATTATTTGTGAGCAATAGCAAAATATCAGCACTAACCTCTGCTACTACGCCATTGGCGGGTACGGAGGTTTTGCCGATTGTGCAATCAAGTGCAACAGTCAAAGTTGCAACCAATGATTTGACTGTTCGTAATGTTCGCGCAAATGCAAGCGCAGCAACGGCAATTTTTACAGACTTTTCGTACAGCTACATCAATGCAATAAATTTCAGCGGAGATGAGCAAATGATTATCTCTTTGACATACACGGTTTAAGGATTAAAAATGAGCCTCACAAAAGCAACCTATTCAATGATTAGTGGTGCTGTAGTCAACGTCAAAGACTATGGTGCTGTTGGTGATGGAACAACAGACGATACAGCAGCAATTCAAGCCGCCATTGATTCGGGCTCGGCAGGGCTGTCCGTATTTCTTGCCCCAGGAACTTACAAGGTTACAGAAAGCATTTATTTACGCAGAGCCAAAGTTCGCATTTTTGGTGCTGGCCCCGGCGTTTCAATGGTCAAGTTTGTGAATTCAGCGGGTGGTACTTTGTTTACTGGCGACACAAATAAAAATTTGTCGTTGCTTACATACGAGTCTTGCGCCCTTGAAAACTTTGAAGTTGTAAGTTCTGGTAGCGCTTCAACTGACGCAAGCATTGTTGTTGACCTTACATCGTTTAGTTATGGAACTTTCAGCATCCAAGCCCAAACTCGTAGAGCATATGGCGCGATTTATTATGGTCAAGGCAACGCAGGAACTTCACCTTACTACAACAAAATAGAAAGCACTGGTTTGTTTGGGGGCGTTGATAAAACTCAAATAGCATTTAAATTTTATGGAGGTCTTTGGACTGGCGGTAGCAACGGCCCCAATGCAAACATGATTGGCCCCATTACTCGCGCAGCATCGTTTGGCACAGTTGTTAACCTGCAAACAGGTCAAGGTAATATGTTTTGTCAAATCGGTGCTGAATCAGCATCAGGAACAGACATTTTGCTTGGTGGAAATGGAAATGTAGTAACTGGCACATCTTCTGGTTCAAACACTTCTTTGACTATAAACGACACAACAAAATCTTGGTCTACAAACGCATATACAAATGGCGCTGTGCAAATCACAGCAGGTACAGGTTCGGGTCAAGTTAGGCGTGTATCAACAAACACCGCAACGCAAATAACATTAGCTCAACCTTGGGCAACTATTCCTGATGCAACAAGTCAATATGCTTTATTTTTAAATAAATGTGCAAATAACAAATTTGTAAATATGCGTCAAGAAGGGGCTTCAACAAGTGAATTTATTTATGCTTATCCTGATTCCTCTGCAACTGAAGTTACTCAAACAAGCGTCCAATCAGTGCTTGATTATTTGACTGATGTTAGTTGTGATCCAAACAATAAATTTTACGGTCAATCTAGAACTGTATTTCAATACACATTTACAAACCCTGGTGCAAGCGCAAACATTAACGCGTACCCTAAAAGCAGCGTGTTTGGTGGCATAAAAGTGCCCGGCAATTATGTTGTTGACTATGTAATGGCTGAATGTACAGCAACATCACACGGCGGGTCTGCAACCATAACTGTTGATTGTGGCGGTACATCTGTAGGAGGAGGAAATCCATCTTTGGGAATTGCTATTCCAAATGGTCAATCTTCCGGTTCAGCTTTTCCGTCAGGAACTCGTTTAAGTCAAAATGGTATTAATACGGGTATCTTTTTAAACCTTGCAACAGACGGTTCATTTTCTGCTGGTGTAAGTGTCTTGGTAACTATTGCCGTAACTTCATTGAGCGCATAAGGACTGACCATGTTTGAAAAACAAACCGTTGTTGACCGCATTGAAATACTGGCTGACCAGACTGTCGCTGTGCGCTATGTGGTGACCATCACTGAAGATGGATTGCCATTTGCCGAACAGATCAAAGGCAATTACTTTAAGCCTGGCGATGATTACAGCGCCGAAGAAGCCAAAGTACAAGCTATTTGCGCTACAGTACACACGCCTGAAGTAATTGCTGCTTATCAAGAAGCCCAAATTCCAGCATAATGCTGACAAAACCGTACCAGCGAGGTTCACTGGGGAATCGAAAGGTTCATGTTAATGACTGAAGAAGTCCAAGCCCTAGCGGAAGTAGACTCCGCGCCAACCACGGATGTGACGGCCACACCTGAAGTTGCTGAAAGTACGCCGGAAGTAGTTGA